AGGAGCAATAGGCACACCCGACCAAGCAGCCGCTGATGCAGATAACGTTGTAATTAGAAGTGGCGCATATACAGGTAGTGGCTCTAATAACAGTGGCAATGTTACAATCCAAGGTGGGAACTCATTTGGTGATACTACTAGTTACGCTGGTACGGTTAACTTGTTAGCCGGTTACGCCTACGGCTCTGGCAAGGGCGGGTATGTTAACATTTACGCTGGCGCATCCAACGATGCCGGCGGCAGCCCAGAAGGTTCAAATTACGGTGGTAAGATTAACATTGTCGCTGGTAATACTAACGATAACGCTGCCGGCGGTGACATACAAATCCTTTCTGGTGAGTCATATGGTACAGGTGCGAACTCACGTGGTGGTACAATTACAATTCGTACTGGTGACAGCGCCGGCGCATTCAACGACGCCTATGGTTCGGCAAACATTTTGCTAAGGGCTGGTAATATTACTGGTACTGGTTCAGAAGGTTCCCACGTTATACTTATTCCGGGTTTGGGTGAGCTCAAAAGCGGCGTTGTTCAAATTCATGGCGCCGGCGGCGATGGGCAATCAGCGTTAGCAATGTTCAACGGTACGTATGCTGTCACAGTGAAACCACCATCAGGATTAGCTGCAGACGTCGATGGGTTGATAGTTCTTACAGGAACAGGAACCCCCGAAGGTGTGGTCGAAGCAGCAGTTGGAGCGATGTATACCGATAAAACAGGAGGTACTGGGACGACTCTTTATGTTAAGGAAACTGGAACTGGAAACACAGGATGGATAGCTAAGTAATGATATGAATGATGGTTATAATAGCTAATCATTAAAAAAGGGGCTTTAAGCCCCTTTTTTAATCTTTGGCGTATTGGTCGCCTTGGTCGCCAATAATCATTTCATACAATGCTTCAAAGTGCGCCGCCTCTTCTTGTACATCGTTAAATGTTTTGGCGTACATAACCTTAGCCATTTTAACAATATACTTTTTCTTAACGCCATGTTTGTCTTGTGCCGCCTGTGCAATATCGTTGATGTTTGCTTTTTCGTTATCTTGCCGTGCAAGACAATGTGTGATGCTTACGATTGAGTCAAGTAGTGCCTTTTTATCTTCCGCCGTGACGGTGACGGTGCCGTTTTCTTCTGCTTCGGTCATTTCTCTTTACCTTTTTATTATTATTGTTATTATTCAGTTGCGTATAATATCACACGTTTTAAAATGTGTCAACTATTTTATATCACTAAACCATGACAAATAATTACCGGGGAAATTTGTGGGTTGGTATATGAAGGGTTCTTGTGCCGCGATATAGAACTTAGCAACAAACAAGTCACCATATAGAATATCCGCGAAGGCATTAATGAAGTGTGGACCACTTGGGTATACGATAAGAGTACCACGCTCGGGATTAAAGCCGAATTTGTGCTGCAGGAATTCAAGCTTACCACCAAACACTTCATAATCACTGTCGAATGGAACCTTGTCTTGATAGTCACTTAAGAATAAACAAGCGCTAAAATCGCGGTCTTTTGTTTTAACCCATTTCTTATTAACCCATTTTGCATTATCACAAACGGCTTCCGGTTCCACGCCCTGCGATAGATATTCAAATGTTATATGTTCAGTTCCACGATGCGAAAAACCATAATACTCTTCTAATGCTGGTATCAATAGTTTAAATTTGTTATAAACGGTCTGTTCTGAGTTCTCATGTGACCGCATCATTTTAATGGGCTTGCCTTCTGTATTCTTGTCGGGTTCGTAGTAACCCAAGTCGTCTACAATAATTTCGCATTGTTTTGGAGAGATGAAATTTTGAACCACGACAAATGGTGTTCTGGGTGTCGCCATAATTGTAACCTTTTATTTGTTATTTTTAATATATTGTATTACATCTTCTTCGGTGATATTAGAATTTACTTCTACAATATCATCTTTAAAATCTTCCGCCAAACTTTCCCAATTTATTTCGAAAGCATCCAAGTCGATATTATCATAATCAATTTCTTCGTCAAGTTTCGGGTCAATAAGGAAACCACCCCGCTCTAAAACGTTTTTCCCAATCAGGATTGAATATTCCATAGTACCACGGTCATTTAAGTTAAACATGACACCAGACATAGGCACGCCATTTACCTTAACGTCCAGCTCTACAACGGGACGATATTCTATATCACCATTAGATGATTTGATTGCTTGTTTTTCAATTACGGGGAGTGTAATTCTGTTCGGTGAAATATCATCGCTTTGGAATGTTACTTGACCATTATTCGTAGACCAGTCGCTGGCGTGAATAGAAGATATATCCGCGCCAGTATCAACTTTTGCTTTGATAGGCGGACAACCGGGAATATTTGCAATAATTATTTCGGTAGTTGTACCAAGGACTTTCTGTCTATCTACGTTTATTTTATCCATGCCTTCTGTTATTGGCAAGCCCATACGAGCAGCGGATAACGTTCTTACGTCGTATGGAACCATAATATTGTCGCGAAAGCCCCAAAGGAATACAATGAACTGTGCCAAGCCTTTATCATTTGCTTCTTGGCGTTTAAACGTACCATATGATATGACAGCTTTAATGCCGTTTTTAAGCATTTCCAACATATCATATGAAGAATGACCTGTAAGTTTATATGGAAGCCCAGCGACTGTCATTTTTTCTGGAAAATCAAAATGCTTTGCATCTTTGAATTCTTTTTTTAGTTCGTCTACGTCGTTATAATCCATAATAATTCCCTGTGTTTCTTCTATTTATTTATCACAACACTACCACAATCCCATATATTCTTATAACACTCACTTTTGGTTTTATTGTTAGTGTAATTAACGCTAGTATAATCATAGCCAAAGTTATGAACTTTGTTGGCATTTGCTATAAAGTTTTCTTTTAGATTTCCGCTCATTTGTTATTAAATTCATCAATTCTTTGTAATGATATTCCAATCCAATTTTCAATTTTTTCCTTATATACCAATGGCGCCAGCCCCTTTTCGACGGTAATTAGTACCACGATGTCTTCTATGGGTTCGCCTGTCATTTCAAACCATGCAATTGCATAAAGTGTGGTTTGACAAAAATAATCTTCAATCATATCCACTTTCTTGTTGTTGGTAGAGGTTTTGAAGTCTATGATGGATAATGTGCCTTGAAATTCTGCCACACAGTCCACTGTGCCCGCGTATTTGAACATATCACTGTACAAGCCGACTTCCTGTGCCCGAATGTTATTAATCTTGTTAAGAGCGAAGCGAAGGGTGTTGAACCCACCAACGTGTTCTGATTTATATCCCCGCGTTGGGTTTTCCACATTATTAAGGTATTTTTCTGCCATTTCGTGAATCGCAGAACCCCTATCAGCACACCGCTTAGTTTCTTTTGCCGCTTTATCTTCGCCCAACATGGCACGCCATTTATCAAGGTATGGTTTGGGTTTGTCGCCCAAGATGGTCGTCACTGACGCATATTCATTTCCCTCTGGCGTGACATAAGTGCGTTTGCCGTTAGGACGCGTTTTTTGTACAAGTTTTGGTAATTCTGGTATGTCTATATGGGTAAACATTCTAAGCCTTTTGTTTTTCATAGTATTTATCATATCAGAAATCGTCCTGTTAATCAAGTGATGTACTTGACAATAGGTTTAAAGTGGTGTATACTTCGCAACATAATGAGGAAAATACAATGTTAATTGACATAATTAAAGACCAGCAAGTACAAGCTCGCAGAGACAGAGACGCTGACCTTGCACAATTACTCACCACATTCTATTCCGAAGCAGCAATGATTGGAAAAAATGACGGTGGTCGTGATACTACTGATAATGAAGTCATCGCATTGGCGAAGAAATTTATCAACAACGCGAAGGAAGTCATGGACAATCTTGATGCCACTGACGTGCGTTATACTAATGCTGATTATGAAATTGGTACGCTTAGTAATTATCTACCAACACAATTATCTGAACAGGAAATCCGTTCTGCGGTTGAGGTTATCATAGATGCAAAAGACCTTTCGACCATGAAAGACATGGGCGTGATAATGAAAGAATTAAAATCAACCTTCGACGGTCAGTACGACGGTAAGGTTGCAAGTCAAATCATTAAGGAACTATTAAAATAATGGCAACATTTGAATGTAAAGTATATGAACTAACGATAGAACCACACCCCAATGCGGATGCGATTGAACTCGCCCGCGTAGGCGATTACTTGTGTATTGTTGGTAAAGGTCAATTCAAAACCGGCGAGATTGCCGTCTATTTACCGGAGGCTGCAATCGTACCCGAACGGCTACTTAAGCGAATTGGATTGTGGAACGAGGAAAAAGGAATTGGGATGTTGGCAGGCAAGCAAGGCAACCGTGTGAGAGCGATAAAGCTGCGCGGCATAGTAAGCCAAGGCTTGATTTATCCTGTTGAACTACGCAAAAATTGTATTGAAACAAACACAGGTGCCGAACGTGGAACAATAAAAGATATTTATTGTGTCACACACGAAGAAGGTGGGGCAGGATACTTGGTTGAAGAAGGAGATGATGTTACAGAATTCCTTGGTATCACAAAGTATGAACCACCGATTCCATCTGGCATGGCTGGTGAAGTCTTCAACGCATTCGGTTATACGATTAATTTTGATATTGAAAACATCAAAAAGTATCCAACCGTCCTTATAGAAGGTGAAGAAATTTCCGTGACTGAAAAACTGCACGGCACTTGGTGCTGCTTTGGACACCATCCAGAAGTCGATTGCCCTATCGTTACATCAAAGGGTCAGTCTGGAAAAGGATTGGCATTTAAGTTTAACGAATCTAACAAATTCAACCTGTATATGCAGATGTTTAACGCAATGACTACAGATACAGGCGAAACTATACTTGAATCATTTGCTGCCATCCAAGGCGATGGGTTCAATGAACCATTTTATATCTTGGGTGAAGTATACGGCAGGGGTGTGCAGGATTTGGCATACGTTGATGACAATCAAAAACATTTTCGCGTCTTTGATATATACGTAGGTCAACCACAACAGGGTCGATACCTACCTCCAGACGAAGTAAAATATTTGTGCGATGCACTTGACATTGAGTCCGTACCTGCGTTATACTGCGGTCCATATTCAAAGGAAGTGGTTGAAACCCTTACAAATGGTGCAGAAACTGTTTCTGGAAAAGAATTGCATATGCGCGAAGGCGTAGTAATACGACCAGCAAATGAACGACGACACGTTGAAATAGGACGTGTAATTTTAAAAAGTGTTAGTGACGCATACCTTCTCCGGAAGGGTGGAACTGAATTTAATTAA